AGGGATAGTAACCCCTCAAAAAGTTCTGATTTTACTAATCAGGAGCAAAATGGGCAATTCACCAGTCGATAGAAGTGCAAGTTACATGAAAGAAGTGTGGGGAACAACAAGTTTGACCACAGATTACTGGTCATTACCTAAAAAAACCGAAGATCCTGAAGAAAGAGTAATTCAGGAGATTATGCATGATGATTTGAAGAAAGGGCAGAAGAATCTTCAGGAATAGAGTATAAATATAATTAAGAAAACTCTTTAACAATGGCAATTCAGAGGATATCACGGGCATTTAAGGACATTAGTTTGTCTTTTGAGCCTCATCCTGTGACAAAAGACCTTCCGATTCTAAAAAATGAGAACGCAATTCGTCGTTCCGTAAGAAATATAGTAGAAACTATCCCAACAGAGAGATTTTTTAACTCTTTGTTGGGTTCTGATGTAAGAAGAAGTCTATTTGAATTTGTTGATTTTGGTACTGCATCAGTTATTCAGGATCAAATTGAAATTGCAATTAATAATTTTGAAGATAGAGTCGAAAATTTGATCGTTCAAGTAGATCCAATAGCAGACGAAAACACATTTAATGTAACAGTCATATTTGATATTATTGGTCAAGAGTTTCCGACACAAGAATATTCATTCCTCCTAGAGGCAACCAGATAAAATGCCTTTTACAAAATATACAAATTTAGATTTTGATCAGATAAAAACTTCTATCAAAGATTATCTCCGTGCCAACTCTACATTCACGGACTTTGATTTTGAAGGATCAAACTTTTCAGTTTTAATTGATACGTTAGCATATAATACTTACATTACTGCATTCAATTCGAATATGGTTGTGAATGAATCCTTTTTGGATTCTGCAACTCTTCGAGAAAATGTAGTTTCTCTTGCTGGTAATATTGGATATGTCCCCCGTTCCAGAGTCGCATCAACAGCACAAATATCCTTTAATGTAACAACTAGCACAGATACTCCTACATTGACCCTGAAGGCAGGTATAGTGTGCGTAGGGAGTACTAATGATACTACATACACCTTTGCCGTCCCGGAAGACATTACGGCAAACGTTGTGAACGGTATAGCATCCTTTAACAACCTCAATGTTTATCAAGGAATATTCCTAACCAAGCAATTTCAATATGATGGTTCATTAGACCAAAGATTTGTTTTAAATAATTCTTTTATTGATACATCGACACTTAAAGTTTATATCAAAAAAACTGAACAATCTGGAGTTGGTATTGAATATTTCCTTTCAGAAAATATTTTTGATGTAGATAAAACTTCTAGAATTTTCTTTATCAATGAAGTTCAAGATGAAAAGTACGAATTAAGATTTGGTGACGGATTAATTGGCAAGAAACTGGGTGGTGAAGTTGGTTCTGATGGAACTATAATTACTGCCAACTATATCATTACGGATGGAAGAGATGGAAATGGTGCTTCTAGTTTTTCATTCTCTGGAACATTAGAGAATGCGACTGGTGGAATTATTGATCCAGGAACTATTACGATTACAACTAATCAATCATCAATCAATGGTGGAGATATTGAACCAATAGATTCAATCAAGTATTATGCACCAAGACTATATTCTTCTCAGTATAGAGCAGTTACATCAAGAGACTACGAAGCAATTATAAAAAGAATATATTCAGATACCGAATCAGTATCTGTAGTCGGTGGAGAGGAAATAGATCCTCCTCAGTTTGGTACAGTTCAAATCAGTATTAAGCCAAAAAACGGAAGTTTTGTTTCAGATTTCAATAAGACACAAATTTTGTCAAGACTAAAACAATTTACAGTATCTGGAATAAATCAAGTTATAACAGATCTTAAAATTCTTTATGTTGAGGTTGATAGTTCCGTTTACTATAATTATTCACAAGTATCGAGTGCCGATTCATTAAAAACATCAGTTACAAATTCACTCCAAAAATATTCAGAATCTTTAGATTTAAATAAATTTGGTGGAAGACTTAGATATAGTAAATTACAACAAGTTATTGATAATACTGATACTGCAATTACATCAAATATTACAAAAATTATCATTCGAAGAGATTTAAAACCTGTACTCAATAAATTTGCTCAATATGAACTATGTTATGGAAATAGGTTTAATGTAAAATCCGAAGGTCTTAATATCAAATCCACAGGATTTAAAATTTTAGGAGAAACCGATACCGTGTATTTTACAGATGTTCCTAATGCAGATTTTAAAACAGGTACTTTATCGATTGTAAAGCAAATATCTGATGAAACAAGAGTAGTTGTGAAATCTGCAGGAACTGTTGATTATTTAAAAGGAGAAATAATTTTAGGAACTGTTAATATCACTTCAACTTCATTAAGTAACGGATTAATTGAAATACAAGCATTCCCAGAATCTAATGATGTTGTTGGACTAAGAGACTTGTATATCTCATTAAACATTCCTAAAAGTACAATAAATATTGTCAGGGATGTGATTGCTTCTGGGGATGAAATATCTGGCACCAGATTTATTAACGACTTCTATACATCAAGTTATTCAAACGGAAATTTAGTAAGAAAGTAATATGATACAAACTGGTTTTGAATCTAGAATCAAAGTACAAGATCTAATTGATCATCAACTTCCAGAGTTTATCTTGGATGAAAGTCCGAATGCGGTAGAATTTTTAAAACAATATTATATTTCTCAAGAATATCAAGGTGGTCCTATTGATATTAGTGATAATCTGGATCAGTATTTAAAATTAGATAATTTAAAACCTGAAGTTATTGTTGATAGTACGACAACTAGTTCTAGTATAACATCTACTGACACTACAATTAATGTCTCTAGTACAAAAGGATTTCCAAATAAGTATGGACTCCTTAAAATTGATGATGAAATCATCACATATACTGGAATCACTACGAATAGTTTTACTGGTTGTGTTCGCGGATTTAGTGGTGTAACAGATTATCATCAAGATTTAAATAAAGAAGAACTTGTTTTTTCTACATCAATAGCAGCAGAACATTCTGATAGTTCATCTGTACAAAATTTAAGTTCTTTATTCTTAAAAGACTTTTATAAAAAACTGAAGTATACTTTTACTCCAGGATTAGAAAATATTAAATTTGTAGATGAAATTGATGTTGGAAACTTCATCAGAAGAGCAAAAGATTTTTATGCTTCTAAAGGAACAGACGAAGCAATAAAAATACTTTTCAAAGTTATTTTTGGAGAAACTCCTTCAATTATAAATTTAGAAGATTATTTAATCAAACCATCTTCTGCAAATTATGTAAGAAGAGAAGTTGCAATAGCAGAAGTAATAACAGGTGAACCTTCCAAAATAGTTGGGCAAACTCTCTCAAAAACTACTGATGAGAATACAACTGCATCAATATCGGCAATAGAACCATTTTCAAGAAAAGGTAAAACATTCCATAAAATTGAATTTTATATTGGAAATACTGAAAATTCATCTTCAGTTGTAGGAAATTTTGAAATCACACCAAATACAAAGTTGATTGAAAGTGTATCTGTAGGATCATCTATCTTAACTGTAGATTCGACAGTAAGTTTTCCGCAATCAGGAACATTAGTTTCTGGAAATAATACTATTTCTTATACTGGAAAAAGTATTAATCAGTTTTTTGGATGTACTGGTATCAGTGATACAATATCTACAGCATCAAATATTAGATCTAATGATACTTATTTTTCTTATGAAGATGGCGATACTTCCAAGAAAGTTGAATTAATATTACTCGGAGTAATACAAGATTTAGTAGAAGAAAATGAAGACTTTAAAGTAGACGAAAATGATATAGTTGTAGTCAAAAATCTTGGGGATAAGATTAAAAATACAAATTCAAATTGGAAAGAAATTTTTGCAAATTCTTTTATCTATAATACAAGTGCGAGATATGAAATTGTAGATAATGGTTCTACTAAGTTAGGATCCACTATTGATAGATCCAGTCTAAAAATCGGAGATGAAGTTGAAATATTAGAAAGAGGAAGTGAAAATATAGTATTTTCTAATGATACACCTTATATCCAAAAAATTGATGAATCCCTAAATTCTTTAGAATTAGGAAACAGACCAACTTTAGAAGACAGTAAAGAATATGATGTAAGAAGAAAATTAAATAAAACAAAATCTTCAGGTTCAAATTTTGGGAGTAGTTCTGTATTATCAGACATTCTTAATGTATATGTTGACAAAGATGAATATGCATATATTGCATCAAATTCATTACCATCAGAAGTAATTTTAGATAAAGATGATAATAAAATTATAGATTATCGTCTTGATATTGAAACTAGTATTAAAAAAGTAAGTATTGCTAGTACTTTTAATATTCCAGAATTTTCCGGTAATAGTGATATCTATAATTTTATTGAATTCAATCCTTCCATTCCATTTTTAACAGGAGATAAAATATATTATCTTCCGCAAGATGAACCTTTGGTTGGATTGCAAACTGGCAATTATTATGTAAAAGTAACATCTACAAATAAATTTAAATTATACACTACACCTTCTTTGTTAGATTCGGACAGTAATGTAACATTTCAAGTACCAAATTCTGGTATAGGGACTCACACTTTTATTTTAAATTCTCAAATAAAAACTGATCTAGGAATACAAAAACTTTTGAGAAAGTTTCCATTAGTAAAAAATATTGAAAATGGTTCAGGAACATTAACAATTCCAGGATCTACTGGAATGTTGATCAATGGTGTCGAAATTAACAATTATAAATCTAAAGATGTAGTTTACTATGGTCCTATTGAAGATGTAGATATTCTTTCTGGTGGAGAAGATTTTGATGTAATTAATCCACCATTAGTTGAAGTTTCTACTGGCGCCGGTATTACTGCAAAAATTCAACCAGTCATTAGTGGAGGTTTTGAAAAAGTATATGTAGATTCGCAAGATTATAATATTGGAGAGATAACTTCTATTAATATTTCAGGAGGAAATGGTAGTGGTGCAGTAATTGAACCAGTAATAATCAAAAGACCCAGAGAAGTTTTATTTGATGCAGATGAATTTTCT